TAATCAGCTACTGCGGCTTTGATTGCATCTTCAGCAAGGATTGAACAATGGATTTTGACTGGCGGCAACATGAGTTCTTCAGCAATTTCTGAATTTTTAATAGTTGCGGCTTCGTCCAGCGTCTTGCCTTTAACCCACTCGGTAATGAGAGAGGAACTTGCAATCGCAGATCCACAGCCGTATGTTTTAAATCTTGCGTCTTTGATGATGCCATTTTCTACCTTTATTTGAAGTTTCATTACATCACCGCATGCGGGTGCGCCAACCATACCAGTACCAATATCAGTATCACTCTTATCAAAAGATCCGACGTTCCGGGGATTTTCATAATGTTCGATTACCTTAGTTGAATATGCCATGATTATTTTTTAGCCTCTGGTGGTTTCTTTTTACTATAAAAGATATGATTACCTATTTGCTTAACTCTGTGATAGGGCCACATTGGATCCACTGTTAAGTTATGAAAGAATAAAGTAGTTTTAGGTACTACTTCTGTGTAAGCGTCATTCGCCAATACATCATATGCAATTTGTTTTGATGTTTGATATCTAGGGTTGTTCTCACTTGGTTTAGGTTTATCCTCACATACCCAACTAAATTGACACAATTTTCTATCATCTATAGTAGTTGTTTGATATACGACTTTACATGGGTTGCTAGCAAATCCATGCTCTACTCTATTTATCACTACTCTAGCTACTGCCGCTTTTCCGATTATGCTTTCGCCTCCGGCTTCATAGTATATTGCTGTTGCTAAACATACTAGTTGTTTTGGATCTACCATTTTAGCTATTTTTCTTTCAGTATCCATAACAGCATTTCTAGTATCTACGTTTACTGTCATAGTAGCGCATAGTAAAAAGAATGATAACATTAAAAAATGTTTAAGGTGTAGTGTTTTCATAAGTTTCCTTTCTGATAACCTTTTTAAAGGTATCGATGAACACTCTATCACAATTATATCGTGATAGTAACTATCTCTATTGTCGTATGTATTAGAACGTCATTCTAACATGTCCCAACAATCACAGTTACAACGAATAACGTCTTGTACTGCTTGTTCAGGCAATAGAATAGTAGGCCCAGTATTAATTGTAAGTATATTCAAATTAGTAGGAATAAGCAATACTTCTGGGCTACCCCCAAGACTTCCTGCAATTCCGGCGCCTGAGACATAATTAACTGTCTTAGTTCCTGGATTACCTGCTAAGTCTATTGTGGGTATTGTAGCTTTCCCCGGTGCACGGTTCACAGCTAGGTCGGGGATATCAACATCATTGTCAAGTTCCACGCCGGCGAGACCCAATCGATGGGCATTTCGTATTTCACGCATACTTGCGATTAGACTAGTTCCTCCTATTAAAGTATTGTCACTAATTGATTCTAAAAATTGTGCAGTTTCATACTGTTCTGTTTCTAGTGCATATTGATTTAAGTTATCAATAAACCCATAAACATCACTAACAGTTGTAACTAAGTTTTTAGTACCATTGGGTAATGCTAAGTCTCTAGCATTTTGCTCTTTGTTGAGCCTAATTCCGAATTCGTTATATATTGCATTAATCTTATTGGCTTTTACTGTATTGTCACGTTGTATAATTTCTGACAATATATTAACATCATTAATTAAATTTTGTAGGTTAGTATATGGTCCACCACCGTTTAGCAAGTTATATATATCTGTTATCTTATTGAATAGTGCTTGTACTCCTGACAGTTCACTATAGTCCTTGATACACTGTGTTAATTGATCCCATGGATAGTATATATTTGTCATGCACCCAAAGAAATCGCACGTAGTATATACTCCGTCAGTTCCTGTACCCTGTCCCACTGTGTCTAGCGCAGTAGATGCTATATCAGTATTAGTAGGAACATTTGTGCCATTAACATTTAAGCCATTAACATTTTCTAAATTAGTTACTACTTGAGCAAACTTTTCAATATTAACTGCTTTGATGTTTTTAATTTGCATCATTGTTTTACTGAATGAATCACATGCATATGCCAATTCATCGGGCATTATATTACGTAATCTATCCCCGTAACTTAATGTTTGCACCTTATTAACCTGACCGTTACGATATAATAGATAGTATGTTTTGCTATTAGTTGGTAGATTAGGCTTATCATTATATTCTGGAAATGTTAAACTCATATAACTATTAGGGAATAGTTTTTTAGGATCTAATAAATCAGCTAATGATTGTAAGTTTGCGGTTTGACAATTCATGGGTATCAATACATCTAGTAAATCATTGTTTAGTATAAGATTAAAACTAGCATATATTAATTTTTGTTGTTCTTTGGTAGCCTCTAATCCATTCATTATATTATTAATGTCATTCGTAGATAGACCGGCTGTTAATAATGCCAAGTTCAAGGCACGTGTTAGTGCTTTGTTTTTGTAGATAGTTCTTAACAGTACATCAGGATTACCAAATTTATCTATATTAAATAAATCTATTACTCTACCACTAGCGATTAAGTCTTGACCCCAAAAGAATGTACTTAAATTGACGCCGGCTATATCACCGGTAATCAAGTCATTCATATTACTATATGCACCGTCTAAGAATGTACCTGCTTTAGCAAAACTACCAATAACTTTATTACTTTGTTTTTTGAATGATAAGCAAGTGCTTACTACGTTAAAGAAATCACTGTATGAACCGTTGTTTATATAGAATTCGTTGAATGCTTGTACGGCGAACAAACCCAAGAATCCATAACGTGCAGTAGTTGCGTTGTATTCACGTATATAACCTGCTGGTTTAGTATTAGTTAATAACGGGGTATACTCTGAACCCATAGTTATGAGATTCAAATAAGTTGATACCGGTATAGATCCTCCACCCGATTCACGCACTGCTGTGCCAGTACCAGTTCCCGGGCCTAATGCAGTGAATCGTGTACCTATTGTATTGCTTGATGCACCTATTAATGTAAAGTCTGTAGTTCCTACAGTTTTAATAGTATATGTAGTAAGATTTGTAAATGTTCCGGCAACAATGGTAGCATATGTTAATTCGAATGCCCTATTATATAAGTCTGAAGTTAGTGAGATTGCAGTGTCATATGTTAGTGTACCTTTAGTATAACTCCCTATACTATTAACCGTACCGATATATTCTGTTGTTTTAGGATTTATGCATAAACCTTCGTTCCGTATAAATGATCCTAAACAATTTAGATTTAATGGACTATATTTACCTGATAAACTCATGGGACAAACACATCAGGACTTCCTTCAACGATACTATGACCGCAACTGTTTCCTGATCCTATTCTAACGACTGGCACACCTTCTGCGAATACAGTAGGACTGCCTTCTGTAGTAGTAGCTGATTCGTGGGGTGGATGTGGTGTTCCCCATGGAGCGTGGGGGCTGATTCTACTAACATGTAATGCTATTGGTTTCCCGTTAACAAACACATGGTCTGCACCACGTTCTAATTTTCCACCAGTTTGATTTGCATCGCCCTTGCGACTTACTTGTGCCATTATAAATCCTTATAGTATATTTAGTCTGTTTTTAAACTAGACTAATGAAACTATTATATAGTTTCGGCTAATGTAGACGGGAATGCTCTAGTTGAGTCATAGAATCGTCTGCCTCTCCAAATAATACGTACGGCGCCCGAGCCGCCGGCGCCACCTCGTAAGGCATATCCACCGCTATTAATCCAATCGCCCCCGCCTCCTCCTCCACCAAAATTGCCACCGGTACCGCCCACACCAGCATCCGGGGCAACGTTTTTCGTACCATTTGTACTGCCACTTCCGGCACTTCCGCCGATTCCTGAACCTGATCCATCTAGACC